GGCCGCAAAAAGGCACTGTTATGGTACTTCTGCTCCTGTTAAGTATGGCCCTTCTGTTTCGGGCTCCACTACTCATATTGATAAGTATTTTCAGCCTACTCGTGCCGGTGGTGTTGTTACTTATGGTTATGGTAATACCGCTACTTCTACGTCTGGTTCTATTGCAGATTCGGTTGCTTCTACTTATGCCGATCTTACTAATGCTACTGCTGCTACTATTAATGCTCTTCGATTGGCTTTTCAGGTTCAGCGTCTTTTAGAGCGTGATGCTCGTGGTGGTACTCGTTATACCGAGATTGTTCGTTCTCACTTTGGTGTTACTTCTCCTGATTCTCGTCAGCAGCGTCCTGAGTATTTAGGTGGTGGTTCTACTCAAATTAATTTTCTTCCCATTCCTCAATCGTCTGCTACTGGCGCGACTGGGACGACGACTGCGCAAGGTAATTTAGCTGCTCTTGCTACTCATTCTTCTTCTGGTCTTGGTTTTTCTAAATCGTTTACTGAGCATTGTGTTTTACTTGGCTTGGTTTCTGTTCGTGCTGATTTGAATTATCAGCAAGGGCTTAATCGGATGTGGTCTCGTCAAACGCGGTATGATTATTATTGGCCCGCGTTGTCTCATATTGGTGAGCAGAGTGTTTTGAATAAGGAAATTTATGCCGATGGTTCTGCGAATGATGCTCTCACTTTTGGTTATCAGGAAAGGTATGCTGAGTATCGTTATAAGCCTTCTTTGATTACCGGTAAGTTTCGTTCTACTGCTTCTGGTACACTTGATATTTGGCATTTAGCTCAGAAGTTTACTTCTCTTCCTACTCTTGGTGATACTTTTATTAAGGAAGCTCCTCCTGTTGATCGTATTGTTGCTGTCAATACTGAGCCTCAAATGTATGCTGATTTTTATTTTCGATATAAGTGTGCTCGTCCTATGCCTATGTATGGTGTGCCTGGTAACATGGATCGGTTTTAGTTATGGGGCTTCTTGGTGATATTGGTGGTGCTATTGGTGGTTCTATTGCTGGTCCTGTTGGTTATGCTTTTGGCAGTGGTGATATCGGGATGGATATTTTGACTGGTGGTGCTTTTTCTAACGCGAAATCTGTTCAGGAAACTAATGAGAAACAGATGGAGCTTGCTAATCAGCAGATGAAATTTCAGGAACGTATGTCTAATTCTGCTTATCAGCGTGCTGTCGCTGATATGAGAAAAGCTGGTCTTAATCCTGCCCTCGCTTATCAGAATGGCGGTGCTTCTGCTCCTACTGGTGCTATGGCTTCTCTTACTGCTCCTCGTAAGGGTGATATTGGTGCTGGTTTATTAAATACTGCTAAGGCTGTTTTGTCTCAGGGTATGGATATTAAGCAACTTCAGTCTCAGACCGATTTGAATCGAGCTAATGCGAATGTTGCTGATGTTTCTGCTGCTAAGATTACTGCTAATGCTAAGGAGTCTGAAGCGAACACTGCTTATACTAATGAGTTAAGGCGTAAGGCTGAAGCTGATACTCGTACTGCTAGGGCTAATGCTACTATTCGTGAGTCTGAAGCTCCTGCTGCTAAGGCTCGTTCTAAGGTTGATGCTAAACTTGCTCCTTTTGATGCTGTTCTTGATCGTATTTATCAGGGCTTAGGTGCTGTTGGTTCTGCTTTTCGTTCTTTTGGAGGCGGTAAATCTCCTCCTCCTTCTCGTGGTCCTACTACTATTTATAATGTTGAACGTTCTAATCCTACTTTGAGGTAATTATGGTTTCTTCTTTTACTAATGATGGTGTTACTCCTCCTGCTCCTGAGCTTGATGTGAAATGGTCTGGTCCTCGTGTTGTTCGTACAGAAGCTAATCCGTATATTGATCCTGGTATTGATTTTTCTGGTGATCCTGGTCGTACTGATCAGTCTCAGGCGTCTGACGCCGATGTGAATATTATTATGAAGCGCTATCTTCAGACGGGTGTTTTACCGTCTGTTTCTGGCACTCCTTTGTATGACGATTTTTCGGATACTGTTGATTATCATGAGGCCATGAACATTGTTATTCGTGCACAGCAGCAATTTGATGGTCTTGATGCTTTTGTGCGTGCTCGTTTTCAGAATGATCCTGCTCAATTTTTAGAATTTGTTTCTGATCCTAAAAATGCCCAGGAGATGATTTCTCTTGGTATTGCATCCGAACGCCCACAATCCGACACTGATCGCATTGTAGAGGCTGTCCGCGCGTCTGGTAAGAAGTCTAAACCCAACCCCTCGCCAGCGGATCCCGTTTCCGATGATTAATGCGCTGCATTTAGTACCAGTTTTCTACTTGATATAACTGGTACTACTGACACCAATTTTGGTGTCTCTAACCCCGGTGAGGTGACCCATGGCTCGGCGTTCTAAAATGTCTATGAAGAAGTCAAAAAAGTTGTTTAGCCGCACGGCGTCTAAGGTCCATAAAAAAAATGGACTCACTAATGCCCCAATGCGGGGCGGCATTAGGCTTTAATTAAAAATTTTTAAAAAAAAATGGGTGCCCCTTACGGGGCACCCGAGGGCTTTTTATGCCATGTTTCCGACCCATGCCCGGGTATCGGTCGTATGCTCCTAACCCTAAAACGGGAAAACGGCCAATTGTTTTTAGCCCTCGGGATGCCAAAGCATTTGAAGGTTTGGCTCCTGAGAAGGTTTATGTTCCGTGTGGTCAGTGTCGTTATTGTCGTACTGCTCGGGTTAATGATTGGGCTCAACGTTGTATGCATGAGGCTTCTCTTCATGACTTGAATTGTTTTATTACTCTTACCTATAAGGATGAGTTTTTACCTCCGTTTGGTTCGTTAGATTATGCCGCTCCTGTTTTATTTATGAAGCGTCTTCGTAAGCGGTTTGGTGACGGAATTCGTTCTTATGGTTGTGCTGAATATGGTTCTTTATTGAGACGTCCTCATTATCATTTGCTTGTATTTAATCATGATTTCTGTGATAAAAAGTTATGGAAAAATGCTCGTGAAAATTCGCTCTACCGCTCACAAGAGCTCGAGAAGCTCTGGCCCTTTGGTCACTCTACGGTTGGATCTGTTACTTTCGAGTCCGCTGCTTACGTCGCTCGATATGCGACAAAGACGATTACTGGCGAGGCATCTAAAAAGCATTATGAACGTTTCGACGAAGTCACTGGAGAGGTCTATTCGTTATTACCTGAAAAGTCTGTCTGCGTGAGTCGCAGAAAAGCTATTGGGAGAGAATGGTATGAGAGATATGGCCAGTTCGTTCGTGATCATGACAAAGTTATTTTACGGGGTAAATCGTTACGTCCCTCCAAATACTATGATCGACTTTTCGACCTCATCGACCCTGACTCTCTCCGACGTACAAAAGATCTTCGCCGAAGAGCTGGAGATGCAGCTACCAGAGTTATCAGCGAGGCTGACAGGGAAAACTTTTCCGGTTTTCGGTGGACGCATGGATCTGCGGCCCCTAAACATAGGCTCACTGTTATGGAAGAAGTTGCTGAGCTTAAATTTCAAGAATTAAAAAGGAGTCTTGAAGATGGCTAAGCTGAAAGTATATACGGTTTTTGATTCTAAAACGGAGCATTATGGAACTCCGTTTTTTCAACAAACGACTGGCGAAGCTTTACGGTCTTGGACTGATTTGGCGAATGATTCTTCGACTATGATTTGTAAACATCCTGAGGATTTTTCGCTTATGGAAATTGGTGTTTATGATGATTTAACTGGTGCTTTTGAAAATAGAAATGCACCATTGAATTTAGGTTTGGCTTCTCAGTTTAAGCACAAACCGGAGATTCAGGATAATTTGTTTAATATGAAGAAAGGTAGCTAATTTAATGAGTTTCGGTGGGAAGATGGGTAATTTACCGAGTGTGATGTCTCATGATTTTTCGAAGGTACCTCAGGCCGAGATTCCTAGGTCTTCGTTTGATCGGTCTCATGGTTATAAAACCACTTTTGATACTGGTTATATTGTTCCTATCTTTGTGGATGAGGCCCTTCCCGGCGACACTATGTCTTTGACTATGTCTTCTTTTGCTCGGTTATCGACTCCGCTCAAACCGGTAATGGATAACATGTACTTGGATGTGTTTTTCTTCGCTGTGCCTATTCGTATTTTGTGGGCCAACTTTAAAAAGTTCATGGGTGAGCAGGCCAATCCTGGTGATTCTATCTCCTATCTTGTTCCTACCATGACTTCTCCTGTTGGTGGCCCCGCTGTTGGTTCTCTTTCTGATTATTTTGGTATTCCCACTGCTGGTCAGATTGGTGTTGGTAATACTATTACGTTTGATTCGCTTCACCATCGTGCTTATAATATGATCTATAACGAATGGTTTCGCGATAGTAACCTACAGAATTCTGTTGTCTTTAGTACAGGCGATGGTCCTGATACTTATACTGATTATGTTTTATTGAAACGCGGTAAGCGCCATGATTATTTCACTTCGGCGCTTCCTTGGCCGCAAAAAGG